GAAATCTGTAATTTCGACTGCGCCGGGCATCCCATGAAAGACCTCCAGCCGAGAACATAGCTTGATGGCCTTCTTCAGCCTGGCATCGTACCTTAACTTGATTCCGCCCGCCTTCGACAGTGGTCGGCTCATCATGAGCTTCAGGGCGGTTCCAGAAAGAGCTGTGCCTGCCTGGCTGGCATCGAAGGCCACTTTGCAGGTTTCCGAGACCTCATAGAGTCTCTGCATGAGGTGCTCAATGGAGGTATAGCTGGTGACGGGCGGACCCCGGCCGTCTATGATTCCTGGAGGGACCTGGCCTTCTACTACAGTGATATATCGAGATCCGCCGACCACCATATATTCGCCGTCTCTGGGGTCCTGCTCTTCTATCGGCGGGCCGTACATGCTCGGATCGGCAAACTTATCCTCTATCCTGAATATCTGGGCATACCTCATGAGGATCTCATGAAGGATGCTGTTGATGTCGGTATAATCGTCAGTGCCTATGAGCTGATCTGTCTCGGGCTTGTTCTGGATATCGATAATATCATAGTCATCCAAGCCGGTGGGCTCGATGGGCTTCAGCCCGGCGAACTCCGGGAAGCTGTCCAGAGGTAGCGCCTCAGAGTCGATCTTACCGGATTTGAGCCGATAGATCCGGTGCTCGATGACATAGCTGTCCTCGCCATCGGCAGGCGGCCTATGGATCTCTACTTTGAGGAAGCTGATCTCCTTTCGCTTTTCGGCAGGATCGGAAAAGGAGTATGCTATAATGTGGGCCTTGATCTGCTTGATGTTGCTGATGGAGACGACAGGATACCAGTATTTGGGTGGGATGTTCTCAATGATCCCCCGGCCATCGTACCGGATCTTAAGGATGTTGCTGCCGCACTTGCTATAGTCGACCACCCCATCCTGGATACCTTCCCATAGTAGATTATCCTCGATGATCCGCTTGAGGGCGGCTAATTGATCCTCCTGATCTGCCTCTACTTCAGGGATCTCTCCGGTTACCAGATCGGACCAGAGCCGAGAGAGAAGCCTATGGAAATTGATGACAATCCTGAAATCTCCGCTCCTATCGGCCCGGAGCTTGCGGATTTCATCCTGCCAAACTTGATTATGCTGCCCTCTGAAGAGCTTGGCATTCCGCTCATAGAGCTGAAGCCGGGCCTGTGTATCTGCGTCCTCGGGCGGCCAGGGCTGCTTGATCTGCAGGATGGCCTCATAGTCAGTAATCAGGATAATCAGCTCTTAGATTTTCGGAACTCCGCATTGGCCTGGAGGTTCTCGGAGATGAACCGAGGGATATCCTGGAAATGGGAGACGCACATCAGGATGTTTTCATGGTGCAGGATTTGGCCGGTCTGCTTTGGGCCGGAGGGCAGCAGCTCCAGGACCTCGCCGGATATGGAGCCCTTGACGTAGCCCACGTCATCAGGGCCGAAGGATCGACCGCAGAGAACGCACTTCATAGCTCACAGTCCTGCTGGCTTGGCGCTTGCCCGAGATATGCCCATGAACAGCCGAGCGCACATATATCTCGTCTCATCACAGGTATGATCTCTTTGTTTCAATGGCTTCTCATCTCCTCTTTTTCTGGCCGTCTCATCCCACACGTACGCTGAATGCTCTTCGATGGTCTTGACACAGCCTCGGAAGATTTTCAGCCACCCCGACATTAGGGCAACCGCTACATTCTGGATACCCCCAAGCACGGCATTGATGGCTTTATAAATCACAATTCCGGGAAAATCTTGTCTCAGTTGAGCAATAAACCCGGTCGCCGATGGATCGACATCCATCGAGGCGGGCCTGATCGGAGCACCATTCCACGTAAGAAATCCTTTCATATCTCGGGAGTATTCAGCATTCGTCTTTTGGCGGTGCTCCTTCTCCGAATCCCAATACCACTCTTTCACTTTGTACCAGATCTTCCCGGCCAGGCCATATAGACCATATACGCAAGCATTGACAGTGCCATAATCGACTGCCACGCGCCACTTGGAGAAGCTTTCTGGCAAGACATCAACTATAATCGGGTTGCCCTGTTCATCTTTCGCATCTGGCGAAAAGAAGCTGTAGATCTTCCCCTCGGCAGCCACCCAAAGACCCAAGATGAACCGGAGATAGTAGACAGTCCCAGGAGGATTCTCCCGGACTAACTCTGCTTTGACATCTTCAGGCAGGCCGGGGTTATCATCCAGGATGAAATGCCAGAGCGTCATGCTCAGGTCTTTGACGCGCTCGATATAATCAGTATTTAGATAATGTAAAGGCTGATCCGGGTTTGTCGTCAGGAAGCAAGCCGATCCGGGCCTGGATAGCCTGGTCAGGAGCATCTTGAAAACGCTCTTGGCCCATGTAGTGACCTCATCACCATAGGCATCTACCAGGGTTGGGCCTCGGAACTTCTTTTCCTGGCCTACATCATTTGCGCCCCTCAGGACAACCTTGCGGCCAAAGATGAAGCAATGTCTCCATCCAGTGGTAAAATTGATTGCGGCGGGCAAGAGATCCCGCAATGGCTCGATGCAATTCAGCTCCAGAGTCTCTGAGGTGTTCCCTACCATCATCCTGCGGCCTTTGGGTCCGCGCAAGCACCTCCAGAGCCATTTTATGAGGCTCATTACGGTCTTTGAGCTTCTGACAGAGCCATACCAGAGATTGATCCTTTTATCGCTCTCCAGGATACTCTGAGACTGCTTGCCTCTAGGGAGGATGAGATCTCCGTCGTCTATCGAGGGTGGGATATTCTGAGCCAGTTTGCGCAAGCACTCATAGATTAGCCCCTGGGACTCATCGCGCTCCGCCTCCGACAGGAGGACAAAAAGACGATGATCTTTCGGAAAATCCCCCTGCCGGATGCAATCAATGAATAGATCAAAAAGTTCTGGAAGCTCGATTTCTACCGGGCCAGTTGAGGTGGTTGCCACAATATGCGGCTGCTCGATAGACTTTCGCAGGCCTTTGACGGCTTTCCTCAGAGATTGCAGATTCATTCACGGTTCATCTTCTCTTGCAACTCTTCGATTTCGGCCCGCAATTTCTTTAGCTCTTCTGTCTCTATGTGGTCTTTGTGGGCAGCGATCCAAGTGTTGAGGAGGTTGGTAATCTTTCCGAGCTGTTCTATTTCTCGATTATCTCGACGCAGCTGGTTTATTAGCCTCTGTACGTAGGCCATCACATCCGCAGGCGTTTTGAGTTTAATATATTTAGGCTTTATTTTGGTACCTTTCACACCGCCTGCCGGTTTTGCTTTTGAGTCATCCCCCCCCAGGGGTCTTTTCTTTTGCACATATCATCAATCCATGGTAATTAGGAGCTGCCTTGCCTGGCTGTATATCAGAGTCGCTTCGGAGGTGTTTCCGTAAAATCAAGATGCCCGGCAAGGCCCGTCACATAGTGACTAGGAGGACGGGGCAAGAGCGCTTACCCTAGCCCCTGATTTGGTCTGATACAGTTCTACACGCTTCTGGGTTTTGGTGATTGTGAGGGGCAGCAAGCGCCGCCCTCTGATGGAATTTTGCCTTAACTTGGCAACAGGTACCCGCCTCTGGTTTCCTATGGTCCCCGTCATCGGCTCATAGCAGGCCGGGTCTCACGCCAGGCCAGCCGTCTTACCCTGCCTGTCACGGATGGCAGGCTCCGGCCCATAAGGGCAATCATCATGATCCGGGCCTGGTCGGTCCGGTCATGGTTTAGACTGAGGACGTTTCACCTCTTTTCATTGTGTTCATCCTATTGGATGACTGCTATTCATAGATGATATGGCAGGAAGCGCAGTAGAGAAATCCCCTATGATCCTTGATCAGCTCCCCGCCGCATGGGCAAGCGTCAAGCTGTAGCGCCTTGCCGTTTTGGGTTATTATGATGATTTCCGGGTGCTCATTGCGGGGATCGGTCGTCTCTCTGGCCAGCCTGCCCTGCATGCGGATGATTTTGGGAGGTCTCCAGGACCAGCAGCCCCTATTGTAGGGCCGACCGTTGTAGATCAGCCTGCCATCCTTCTCCGCTACCTGGCAACGGATGCACAGGTGGGCGTGGATGGTTCCGCCCGAATCGATGGATATCCAAGCCTTGTCCTTTCGGAGTGCCTTTTGTGTAGCGGGATCATAGTCATCC